GATAAGGTAGATATCTCTAATTTTGATATACCGGATTGGGACTTTCCCACATTTTCACCGACATATTTTGCATCTTCTTCCGGTGGCACCATTGTTTTCAATGATTATTCCCGATTAGAAAAAAGAGTTGATAGAACAAATCTCCTTTTGATGAAGAGTCTTAAAATGCAGCGTCAGGATGCGTCTAACCGTGATTTTGAACTATATAAGTTGTCTAAACTGAAATAGCTATGATTGAAAGATTAAATCAGATAACATTGAATGATTTCATTGAGCTTTCATGCGGCAACTATGCTTGTTTGCTTTCGGACCGCGGATCTGTGTCTGAAAGCACGCTTAAAGAGATGGCATCTAAATTAATTATTGAATACAGAAGCATTGTTAATCCTTCAGGTATGCAGGCTATGATTATGGACAAAGAGGATATGGTGAAGGAACGTGCCAAACTATTGAGCCTTCGTATATGTCAGACTCTTGTTTCTCTTGGCTTTTATGATGATGTTCGTCAGGTGTTGGGCCAATTAAATGTAGATATCCGGGATATGAGTGATGAGCAAGTTATATCGAAGCTTGATCATTTACTTCATTCTGCAATTTTTGAGCAAAAACGGAATGAGGAGAGACGCAGTGAGGAACATAAAGGAAGTAAGGCTACTCCTGAACAAATTCGTTCTTCTTTTGATGCAGAGATTGCTTTTCTAATGACATTCTTTAAAATGAGTATAGATTCCCGTGTAATTAACGCTGCTGTCTACGCAAATATCGTTCATCAAGCCGATGTTGAAATATCGATCAGAAAAAGAAGCACATGATAATATTGGTATTACATATATGCTGTAATTCGATTAATTTTTAATTAAAGCGAATTATTTCATACAGTCGTTTGTACATCTCCTTTAGAATCACAAACGACTTTTTTATGAATAGAGAAAACAGCATCCATTGTATAAATAGGCATTTATACAATGTTTTATTGTCAGAATTGCGTACATTAGAGACGAAGTGTAATCGGATAACGGCAGAAGTGTCCGAGGTAAAAAAAATGATTGCCTTATTGCCCCCCGATATAGGCACTCTTATTAGTTCAATCGAGCGTTCTGCTAAGGAAATGCACGAACAAAGTATCATGCACCGGAAATATGTGGAAAGGTGCATTAATGGCGAACCGAAGATACACCTAATAAGGAGGGCTGACAATGGACTTTGAAAAGGAATTATCAGAAATATATCCTTGGATATTAAAGGTGGCAAGAAAATTCTGCTGTTCCATGCAAGATGCTGAAGACTTAGCCGGTGATACAGTTTATAAGCTACTTGTGAATCGTGATAAATTTGATTGTTCTAAACCACTTCAACCGTGGTGCCTTATTATAATGAGGAATACTTATATAATAAGATACAATAGAAATTCCCTTATACATTTTACAGGGCTTGATATGGTAGACGGAAGTGCCATTTCTAACTGTACAGCTCATTCAATACTGTTTGATGATTTGGTTTCCACAATACAACGGTGTGCTAAAAAATCCCGTTGTATTGATAGTGTGATGTATTATGCTAGTGGGTATTCTTATGATGAGATAAGTGAAATCCTGAACATTCCTGTCGGAACTGTAAGAAGTCGTATTTCTTCCGGTCGGAAAATGCTACTTCAAGAATTCAAATATTAATAGTGTGACTTATTAGAGAATTAACTTTATAATATCACGAAAATATATTATGTTTGAATATTTAATTTTGAATAATTTTTTTATAAACTATAATGGATGAAAAAATAATAACTCCAAATGACTTGAAGGTACTTGCTAATGAATTTTATGGTTCTAAAATAACGCAAGAAGAGTATTTTTCTAGGTTGGATGATATAGATTGTTATCAGGCACATTATTTAAAAGCACGTGTGTATTTGGATAAGCAAGATTTATCTAACGCAATGATAGAAATTAAGACTTCTATTCATATGATTGAAGCATATGATGAAAATGATTTAAAGTGTGAGTTAGGAACTTTTTTCCCTTCTTTGCAAGCATATGTTTATAGAGCTGCAGGAGAAATATATGCAATCCTAGGTAAGCAAGATAAAGCGACAGAATGTTACATAAAGTCCCAATATTATTCTATCCAATTAAAGTCTGATTTTGACGGTGTAAAGTCAGGAATTGTTTATTCATTTAGAAGTGTGAATATTTATTCTTTGTCTGATTTAATATCAAATACTATAACAGTGTGTCATCCTTCTAAAATGAATGACCCCTTTGATAGTCTATTTCTTTTGTGGTCAAGTGAAAGTAATTTGAATAGAATTTGTAAAAATAAGGCTCATATAAAGCCTTTCAGTGACTCTTTTCAATATTTTAAAATTAGAAGTTTTGTCGGAAATAAAAAATTAAGTTTAGATAATAACCTAATAAGAAAGGTGGTCATGTGGTCTCATTATGCTGATGCTCATAAAGGTTTTTGTATTAGATATAAACTTTCAACGGCATTTATAAAGCAGGCTCAGGGTAATGGTTATTCTCATAAATATTTAAAGAGGGTGCATTATCTCTCTAAAAATGAGAAATGTGATATTTTAACTAAAAAGAAAGATACAAATAGTTTGTTTATATGGAAATCTACAGAATGGAAATATGAGAATGAAATAAGATTAATTAGTTATGATCCAAGCTGTAAAGATGATCATCTTCAAATTCCTCTTGATAAGAACTCTATGATTGAAGCAATTTATTTTGGTTATAGATGCGTTGAAAGTAATGTAAAGAATATAATGCAAATTTTAGGAGAAGGAGTTCAGTATTTTAAGATGGATTATGATCCTAATAACGTTTATAAATTGAAAGTGAATAAAATCTTATATAAAGACTATATTGATACATAGTTTTTAAGTTGATTCTGGTTACCTTATAAATTCTATTTTTACTAGATGATTTTGTAATGTGTTTAAAATCTGATGTTTACATCTGTGTTTTGTAATGCGTAATTTTCAAGAATTTAGCCAATCGGGAAACCGGTTGGCTTTTTCTATATATTTGCTCGTGAACGTTCAAATCGAGTAAAAATGCTTTGTAAATATGTACTTACCGTTGATAGTATTTCCTATGATATTCCCAAATCTTGTATTCAGAATTGGGATGAAATAAAGTTTTCCCGTAAACGCTCTGGACTCGAAGGGATAACTAGAACTTTTACTTCAAAGTTTCAATTTGTTGGAGAAGCCTATGATCTCATATTGGAGGAGTATTTGAGCAAATACCTGGCTTCTAATGCTAGTATCACTGTTTATACTATAACTAATTCTCATACTTATGAAGAATTCTTCAGTTGCCGACTGGATTTCGGTTCATTAACCTATGATGGAAATACTGTTTCTATTAATTCGATAGATGATAGTGTCGCTAATATCATAAAGGCTAACAAAGGAACGCAGTACGAATATTCGGTAGATGAGATAAAAGATGTATATCAGCTTTATTATGATTCTGTAAGTATGAATTATAGTCAACCGCATACATTAGGTGGTAATACTGTAGAAAATGATGCTTCTTTGCAATATATTGTAATTGACAAAGGAATATATGTAGAAGCTATAACATATTCGCTTCCCTTATATATTTCAGGTGGTGAACTTCCGTCACGGGATTCACCTCTTGAGTTTTATGATGCACCACAGGAATCGAAAGATGATCCAAATGTATTTGTTAAAGCCTTGTCCGACATTGATATAGTATTGAATTTTAGTTTTGAATACTATATCAGTTATAGTGATGCGTATACAACTAAAGCTGAAATTGTTCTAGGTGGGCGTTACGAAGATGGTCGTTTAGTCGAGTTGAAAAGATGGGGGTATAATAAGGGGGATGTTACTCCAAGTAATCTGAATGAATCCATCAAGATTCATCTGACTAAAGGGCAGGCTTTATTTTTTGATTTGAAGGTAACATTTAACAGAGTTAATGCTTCTACTGGCAATATTTATTTTCGTAATTTCAAATTTGAGACACGCTTTACTTCTCGAGCTAACCCTATCTATGTGGATGCAATAAGACCTATTGATGTGTTAAACCGATTGCTTAAAAGCATGAATGGTGGAAATGAAGGTATCTATGGTGAAATAGCTTCAGGTGTTGATGAAAGGTTAGATAATTGCGTGATATTAGCTGCTGAAAGTATTCGTGGAATCCCCCAAGCTAAGCTATATACTTCTTATACAAAGTTTAAAAACTGGATGGAAACAGTTTTTGGCTTTGTGCCTGTGATCAATGGTGTCACTGTTTTTTTTAAACACCGGGACAAATTGTTTAGTGATAACAATGTAAAGGATTTAAACAGCAGCTTTTCTAGTTTTGAGTATAAGGTTGATTCATCAAGAATATATTCTTTGGTTAGGGTAGGATATGATAAACAGGACTATGAAAGTATGAATGGTCGTGACGAATTCCGATTTACTACTGAATATACTACTGGCATTGATATAACTGATAATGTATTAGAGTTGATTAGCCCTTACCGTGCTGATGTTTATGGAATTGAATTCTTATCGCAAAAGAGAGGCCAAGATACAACGGATAGTGAAAGTGACAATGATGTGTTTTTTGTTTGTGCCGGTACTACATTACATGATAATGGCGGAGTACAAACATATAAAGAGTATAGGCTTATAAGGAGCGGTTGGGAAATAAGTGGTGTACTTGATCCTGAAACGATGTTTAATACCATGTATTGGCAAGGAGGCATATTGCAAGCAAATGCCGGCTATATTGGTATGTTCACTAAAAAACTATCTTATTCTTCTTCTGACGGTAATAGTGATGTTGTTGTCAATGGTATAGGAATGAAAGATGATTTTAACGTTGAAAGTGGTATTATAACTTGTGGAGATGTTTCATTCACAACTTATAATGAAGATATTCCACCAACAGATGATGAAACGATTAAAATCTTAAAAGATGATCTAGTTTACGAGGGCTACATCAAAGAGGTGAGTAGTACAGTTGAGAGAAACGAGGGAGTGAAGTATGATTTATTTGTCCGTTCAATAACAAAAGCCTAGAAATATGATTATAAGCCCGTTTACCCCACTGTTTTTTTCTCCGTCTACCGATAAATTTGGAGCGAAGAGTAAATATGTGCAATTATTCGCACGTACAGACAGGATTTTTGTTGAATTGATTTTGACAGCCAAAGAGCAGGAGCCTATAGTTTACATTAATAATCTTTTAAGTAATATATCTACACCTGTATCATTAAGCTCATGGAAGATGAATGATGATAAGATTCTTTATTTCTATAACATTTCATTGCTTCCATGTGGATACTATACTGTAACAGTTAATGGGAATACGAGTGAGATTTTTAAAGTTACGGACGATGAATGTGAGTTATCAGAAACCAGCCTTATTCAGTATTCAATGAAAGATAATAAGCAGCGTCTTGATGCTGTCTGGTGGATAGATGGGATGCAATACTTTTTTGATTTTCGCGTTCCTGGTGGTTTCAAAGATAACGGATGGACGTTCGGTGTGGATAATGAGCAGTTCGTGACCTCTGATGAGGATATTGTTGAGCTATTCAGCCACGAATATACAACAGTATTATTCACGCTTGGAAATGGGATGGGATGCCCTGTGTGGTTTGCTGAATTATTGAATCGTGTCTTATGCTGTAATTACGTCTACTTTGATGGTGTTCGATATACCAGAAAGGAAAGTAATGTTCCGGAACTTAACCAGCAAATAGAGGGATTGAAGAGTTTTGTGTTCAATCAAATGTTACAGAAGGTAAGAACGATGAATCCAGTTTTGGAATGGAACAACCAAATGTCTATAAGAAGAATTCAAAACGATACTTATAGGATAACATCTGATAGTGGAGAGTTGAGGAGCATAAAGTCTGGTGGTGAAGCTGTAGAAGAGTATACGTCAGTAATCACCGGTAAGTTGTATGTGCATTATCAGAAGATTATGACTAGTCTTTTTACATCTCATAATTATAGTTGTAAAGTGATTTTAGATAAACCTGCTAATAGTGGGGTGACGTTCATGATACCTTTTAATCTCACAAGCGCTGGTGTTGTAACTTCGGAAGTTAATCAGATTACAGTTGCCTTGGGAGGTTATTCGAGTGAAGTTCAATTCTCTCAAAAGGGAAGTTCATACGATATTGATTTATTATCAGGAGGTATATTAGAGTTCTTGAAAGGAACTGATGATAGGACTTATTATGAGGTGACTTGGGACGGTGAATTTGTTGATACGTTACTAGTTACTTCCGATGAAGTTTCTGATCCGTCATCAAATTAATATAATAGTTTTAAACAATAAAGATAGAATAAAATGACAGAGTCAGAGAAACAACAAATTATTAGCCTTGTGCTACAAGCGTTGAAGACAAACAGTCTTACAATAGAGCAACTGACTGATACAACAGAGCTATCTAAAGATATGTACGTTGAAGTTAGCGGCGGTCGGAAAATATCTATTGATTTACTTTCAAGTACCATTGCTAAAATGGTGAATGGGGATTTTGATGCATTAGTGGAGAATGTCAATAAGATTGCAAAAGATTTATCGGATGGAGACGCCGAGTTGTTGAAACGTATAACAGGAGTGTCTGATAAATCCAATCCTTTGACTGACCCATTTAAAAGTATTGGCTCTTTTACTACTATTGGTAGCTTTAAGGATAAATTGAAAACAATGTATTCCGGTGATTCTTCTATTGGGAATTATCGGTGTATTTTGTCTGTTGATTCGTCTAAGATTCCTGTAAATATACAAATTGAACGGTTGGAGCTTGATAAGGTTTGTCAATCATTCACTTCGTGTATACAACTGGCTACCATGTCAGACAATGCAGAAGGCGTGTATTTGGGTACAGTTTGTACTATCTCACGAATCGGTATTGTTTCCGGTGGGAGTGTTACATGGGGCAAATGGACCTCTGTAATAAATGACTTTGAGGAAAGGATAGGAAAAGCGAACGGTATCGCTCCTTTGAACGAAGAAAACAAAGTCCCTTCCGAATACTTGCCTGAACCGTTGTCTCTTGGAGAAGGTAAAGAAGAAGCCTTCCCCGGCAACCGTGGAAAGTCTTTGGAAGATACAATGAAAAATATCCCTTCCGATATAATCAAACCGGGTTCTTTCTCCGTCCTGTCTGACGCTTCCTATCTCAATGTGTATTTTAAGAAAGTGTCCAAAACAACCGGTAAAGAAACGGATGACAGCTTCCGTCTGCCTTCTGCTACCCTTGAACAAGCCGGCCTTTTGTCCGCCGAGGATAAGCAAGCCCTTGAGGATATGAAGAGCGGCACGCCCGCTGACGATGTAACACACCCCATCGTCATTGTTGATGAGATCCGCCCATTGAAAGACGGCTACTATACCCTTGAAACCGCTATTGCCGCCATTGTGTCCTATCAACAGGAATCTGGCGTCAAATATGAGCGAACGGGTCTCATCATTACTTACAAAACAGGCGAGTATGAAATGGAAACCCGGCAGTTCCAGGGTGCTGTGTCCGATTTTGCGACCCCTTCTCTTTGGAAACCCTTCGGGAATGGTGGTGGCAGTTCCGTTTTTGAAACTTCCGATGAACCGGCGGAAGGGGGAAAGGACGCCTTTTCAACTGGTGGCGCCTATGCCTATGTTCCGGCCAACCTCGATGTAAACGTGGAAACAGAAGGCATTGTAAAACTTCAGATGAAGAACGCTGCCGGTGAAACCCTTGGCGATGAAGTGCAGTTCGCTATCGGCACGGGTGGCGGCGGTCAAACTGGTGGTACCATTGTTGCCATTGCTTTCCAGTCGACACCTGTCTATGGCTCTTACGGCTCCACGCTACGAACCTTTGCCGCCATTCGTTCCGTGACCTCGAACGGTGTCGAATCCTCTGACAACCTGATTGAGAAACTGGAACTCGTAGACCGTGAAAGCGGGCTTACCGTCTGGACTGAAACCGTCAACAAAGCATCTTCCGGTGACATGAAGGACTTCTCCTTTGAACTGGACTTCACCACATACTTTACGGCTGCCGGTACTCGGAAATTCAAGCTGATAGCCACTGACGAAAGCGGCAACACCGGTTCCAAGAATGTCAATGTAACAGCTGTTGATATTACCTGTACCTGTGTGCAGGTACTCAACTATACCCCTGAAACTCTGCTTACTCCGACAACTGAAAGTTTCAGCCTTCCACTCTATAAGTTCGGAAACAATACCTCTGATAAAGGGATCAGTGCCCAGGTTGACATCAAGATTAACGGTGAATGGCAATCCCTGTCTACCGCCGTTGTCAATGACAACTACTCGCACTCTGTCGTAATCCGTCCTGCTTCCCTCGGCCTAGAACACGGTGCCTATCCCTTGCGCATCCAAGGAACGGATGTCGCATCCGGAGTGAAAGGAAATGTCATTTACACGGCTGTCATGGTAATTGACCCGAATAGTTCCACACCTCTTGTCGCCTTGAGATACGATGATAAAAACGGTGGAGTAGTTCGACTGTACGAAACCGTAGAACTTGATGTTGCCTGTTATGACCCGTTGGAAATGACTTCACCCGTCAGCGTGAAAGCCAATAACGTGCAGGTAACACAAATTGCTGCCAGTCGTAACAAAACCTATCAAGTCAAACAACAACTGCAGGGCTACAAGGCTGACGGCACCGATACGGTCAACTATACTGCCGTATGCAAGGACGTGACTAGCGAACCTGTCCGGGTGACAGTTAGCGGTTCCGCCATTGACGCCGCCATAAAAGAAGGCGCCATCTATAACTTTGACTTCTCATCCCGTACCAATCAGGAAACTGACCATAGCATTGTCAGCGGTAATTATGAAATGAAAGTGGACGGCGCCAACTGGACTACCAACGGTTTTGGCACATTCTTGGGTGAGAACTGCCTTCGCGTAGCCGAGAATGTGGGCGTGTCATTAAACCATGCCCCGTTTGCCGGCTCGTCCATCGAATCCAACGGTGCCGCCATCCAGTTCGCTTTCGCTTCCAAGAACGTGACCGATGATGATGCCCTGCTCCTTAGCTGCTATGACGAAACGTCCGGTGCCGGCTTCTATGTCACCGGCCGGGTTGTCGGCATTTTCTGTAACAATGGCGTTTCCCGTCGTGAAGAACGCGCCTACCGGCAGGGTGAAAAGATAACCGTAGCCGTGGTTGTTGAACCTGCAAGCAACTACATCGAACGTGACGGTACACGATATTCCATGATGAAACTCTTCCTCAACGGTGAGGAAGTCGCCTGTCTTGGTTATGTTCCGGGCGGCGGCTCCCTGATTCAGACCAAATATATAACGATGGACGGCAGGCTAGGTGATTTGTATCTTTATTACATGATGGCCTGGAACTCCTATATGGAATGGGCACAGGCGTTCAAGAACTACCTTGTCCGTCTGACCGATACAGAGGTAATGGTGAAGGAATACGCCTTTGAGGACGTCCTTAAAAGCCAGACAGCCGAGGGTAGTACCCAAAGCCGCCCGTCGGCTGCCGAAATCTATTCACGCGGCATGCCTTACATTGTCGAATGCCCCTATGAAGGCTCCGATATAGAAGCACTGGACGGCACCACTTCCACCAGTACGAAGATATACATCACGCTCTATTACTTTGACCCCGAACGCCCGTGGCGTAACTTCAAGGCCGTGAGTGTCCAAACCCGCAACCAGGGAACCACCTCTGCCAAACGCCCGGTAAAGAATAAACGCTACTACCTTGCCAAGAGCAAAGGCAAAAACAAGGACACTCGAATCATACTACTTAATCCGGACGATACGACGGAGGAAGGACGCCGTGCAATAGCCTTGGCCGCCATCAACAAAGTACAGGTCGGTGATAATACAATCCCGGTCGATGTCATTACCGTAAAAGTCGATTACTCCGATTCCGGCAATGCGAACGACTGCGGTGCCTGTGAAATGATGAACGTTACATACCGTGCCTTGGGTGGTAACTATATGACACCTGTTCAACGTGCATTTGACGGAACATTTGACAGCGGTGACTTGCATATCGAAGGCTTGCAGATGAATCACTCCACCGCCAATCACCCGGTAGCCACCTATCGGTGTAAGGATGACAGCTTGCAAAATGTCTACTTCCATGCCAAAGGCAACTGGAAGGAAGACAAGGGTGAACAGTTCGCCCTCGGCTTCAAGGATACCCCCGGCTATAACAAAGGCTGTTTGAACTATGGTGACTTCATAGAGTTCTTCGGCACGCCCGACGAAACTTTGGACGCAATTGAGGCACGCTTCAAACAGACTGACGGACTCGATACGGACAGCATGTACCTGCTTTCCCTGTATTGCGGTAGTTCGTACCGGATAATGAGGTATCAGGACGGCTCATGGAAAAAGCAGTCCGGTTCCATGAAGTATGGAAACGGCAAATGGAATGTCACCGGTGATGTCCTGAATCCGGTTGAAGGCTTCGAACTTCTTAACTACCAAGGTATGGACTGGTTTCAGGGCGTCGGTTCTGTTCAGGATATGATGGCCATGAAAACGGACAAGTCTTCATGGGTTCAAAAACTCGTGGATAACGGAACTATCTCTGCTGATACCTTCCCGGCATGGACTTACTACTTTGAATCGCTTGTCGATGACGACCAGCTCGCCATTGATTACGCTTTGGGTAAGAAAGTGCCCTATAACCTCTACCGATGGTTGCGCTTCTGTGATTCCTGCGATTACTCCAAAGGCGGAAACTGGCAGAGAACATGGAAGGAAAACCTGTATAAATACGCCTGCCCGGAAAGTGTCTTGAGTTATGACATCTTCACCGACTACCTTGCCGCCACTGACCAACGCGCCAAGAATATGCAGCCGATGTGGTTCTTGGAAGAGTATGCTTCCGTAACAGACGGTGTGTACAGCTCCGAGGATGCCATGCGCATGTACCTGAATAAAATCTATGACTGCGATACGCTCAATAGCAAGGACAACGACGGTGGTTGCACGGTTGACGCCGAGGTGGACCCCAACCGGACGAGCGATGAAACATTCACTAACCCTTATGCTGGCTACGGCTCCGTTCTGTTTAATAACATCTACCTCCAGCAAGTAGTGTGGACTGATTCATCCGGTACGGAACTGTCCCTGCGTACCGTTGCCGCCGCCATGCGTAATGTCCAGGCGACCATCGACGGCGTTACTCTGCACCCGTTCTCGCCCGAAGGAGCTACGCATTTCTTCATTGACAAACGGCTCAAAAAATGGCAGAAACTGGTTAGTTCCTACGACGGTGAACGGAAATACATCTCCTATACCGCCACCTCTGACGCTATTTATTTCTATGCCCTGCAAGGTCTGGGACTTACTGCCCTTCCGTCCTTCATCGAAAGACGTTGGCGTATTCGTGACGGCTATTTCCAAACCGGTGATTTCTTCAGCGGTGTAATTTCCGGGCGCGTATCTTCCAAATCAAACGCCACCATCCGGATTGTCGCTGCTAAAAACGGTTACTTTGGTGTCGGCAATGACGCTAGCGGCAACCTTTCCGAAAGCTGCTTCCTTGAAGCGGGCGAAGAATATGTATTCACCAACTTCTCACATGAGGAAGGCGCCTTGCTGTATATCTATCAGGCTGACCGCATGAAGCTGCTCGACCTGTCTGAAATCTCCCTGTCAAGTACGGTGAGCTTCTCCGCCATGCAACTTGTGGAAACCCTTATCTTGGGCTCTGACACCCATACGGAACAATCCATCGGTTCTTACGCACCGCTTACCTCGCTGAACTGCGGCGAAATGCCCTTCCTCGTATCACTCGATATCCGGAACACACAAATTGCTACGCTCGTCACCGACAAATGCCCACGTATCGCCCATATCAATGCGTCCGGTAGCAAACTGGAGAACATCACTCTTGCAGAGACTTCTCCGATTAATGACATCTCTCTTCCACCAACAATGACAAGCCTCCGTTTTGTCGGTCTTCCTGAACTGACCTATACCGGCCTTTTCGCCCTGTCCGGCCTGCAAATAGAATCTATGCCGAACGTCCAACGCCTGCGTCTTGAAACGTCGCCTCAACTTGACGCTATTCAGATGCTCCGTGACGTGCTCGCTTCACAAACGGCATCCCGTAAACTTTCCATGCTCCGTATCTCGAACATGACACTGAAGGCTGACGGCTCCGAGCTTCTTGCCATTCTCGAATATGGAGTTGCCGGTATGGATGAGGACGGCAACAGACAGGATAAACCGGTAGTCAACGGCACGTATGAACTGACAGTTATCCGTGAAACGGATGAAATCGAATCCCTTGAATCCGGCATCGACGGTCTTGTCATCCTTACCGTCATAGATGCCTACATCGACCTTATCAACTGGTTCAATAATGAGTCTTATGGCGGAGAACCGTACTATGATAACGTAACGCTGGACAACATCAATGAAGTCCTTGAATATTATAACGGCGAAACTTACGAAGAATATCTCGAACGCTTCGCTGAAGACAATATGGATATTAATGATTTAATTAACAAGTAACTATGACGAATGAACAAAGCGCAACGCTGCTTCGCTTGAACAAACAGGCGCAGGTGGCCGCACTGAACGCCGTTGGATTCTCGGATATCACCGAGAACTCCCGCGCCTCTGAATTTGGACAACGTATCAAGTGGGCTGCCGGCCTGCTTGATTTGAATCTTGCCTGTAACCGCATCTCGGATAACTCCAAATGGTATTTCACCCGTGAGGAATGGAACTCCCTCACAGTTACCAACAAACAGTTGTTTATCAAACGCGGTCTTCGTATCCGTGCGCATGGACACTCCTTCGTAATTTCCGCCCAGGAGTGCTATAATGCCGACATGACTACCACCTTCTACTGGGGCGGTCAGGGCAAAGCCATAGACGGCCTGAATCAAAAAGGACTGGGCGCCATGTATGGCTGCTTCACGGGTGAGGAAGATACTGACCTCATTATCGCAACTCTGAAAGACCAAAATAATAGTGGTGTGATCGGTGCGCCAGCTGCCGAAGCCGCCCGCGCCTACCGTGCCTACACTTTGGAAAGTGACGGTATCGAGGATGAATCCAACTGGTTCCTTCCGTCATCCGGTCAAATGCTTTTGATGTACCGCTACCGCGATAAAATCAATGAGATGATGCGTACCTTCTGGAGTAGTGACAGTATGCTGATGACCGATAAATACTACTGGTCATCAACAATTTGGGATGTTAACTCCGTCTGGACGTTCGAACTGAATACCGGACGTATTACGAACCAAAACAAAAATTCAAATCTTCTCCATGTGAGAGCTGTTGCTTCTGAATAGTATTAACCTAAAATTATATAATAAAATGGATAAAAATATCGCTAACGCAATGCTTATGCGCCTGAATAAACAAGACCAAGTTGCAGCTTTGCAATCAATCGGTTTTACAACCGTCAATGAAAATACCCCGGCGAGTGACATCGCCAAGTATATGCAATGGGCAGGTACACTTCTTGACCTTTCTTTGGCTACGCTTCGAATTGAAGACGGTGAACAAGTCTTTTTCACGGCTTCCGAATGGAACTCCATGAGCGCGAATAACCGCTCCAAGTATATCCGTATCGGCATCCGGCTACGTGCCGAATGTCACCAGTTCATTATCGCCAAAAGCGACTGTGTCGCCGCCGACGGTACGAAAACCTTCAAATGGGGTGGCTACGGCACAGACCTGCGCGGCCTGAAAAACTACGGCAGTGGTAACCAAGGACTCTATGATACGTTCGACGGCAAAGAAAATACCGATGTAATCCTTGAAACCCTTGCAGGCGTCAAGGACACTCAGGGAACTGTCGGCGCTCCTGCTGCTGAAGCCGCCCGCGCATACCGTGGCTGTACCCTTGAAAACGACGGTATCGAAGATACAACCGTGTGGAACCTGCCCGCACTGGGGGAACTTATGCTTGTGGCCAAGTATAAAACCGAAATCAATGAGCTCATAACTTCTATGTTTGGCAATCAAAATATATTTACAAATGATTGGTACTGGTCCAGCACCGAATATGACGCTTCCAGCAGTTGGGGCGTGGGCTT